GGCCTCGTCGAGGGTGGTGTCCATCTTGAGCAGCTCGGTGCGGGCCTTCTCCAGGGCCTCGCGCTGGTCCAGCTGCGAGGCGGTCAGCCGGTCGACGTCTTCCTGGCTGGTGCCCTGGGTGTGCGCCAGGTCCTGCTGTGCCTTGTCGAGGTCGGCGACCTTGGTGGTGATCTCGTCGTAGCTGGTCTGGATCGCGGTCGAGTCACCGGCCAGGCCGCGGGCGTAGTTGCGGAAGTTGATCCCGGCGGCGGCCGCGTTCTCGCCGATCTCGGCGAGGGCGTTCTTGCCGTCCTTCGCGGTCGAGGCCATCTCCTTCAGCTTCTCGTTGACCTGCGCCGCGCCGAGGCTGAACGATCCCAGGTCGATCAGCTGACCGGTGATGTCGGCGACGGCCTCGGCGACCTCGGCGGCCGCTTCCTTGGACTTCTCGAACAGGTTGCGGGCCAGGCCGATGCCGACACCGACGACCGCGGCGCCGACGAGACCGGCGGGTCCGAGCGCGGAGACCAGCCCACCGAATGTTCCCTGGATGGCGTCGACCGCGGAGGACGCGGACCCGTCGAACGAGCTGACGGTCTCGGCGACGTTGGCCTTGGCTTCCTGGGAGAACTCGTGCAGGGTCGCGGAGCCCTTGTGCCCGACGTCGTCGACGTCGGCCTTGACCTTCCTGGTGCTGGTGCGCCCGGCGGTCTCGACGTCGTGGAAGGCGTCCTTGAACGATCGGCTGATCTTGTCGGCGCTGTCGTCGGCGGTGCGGGCCAGCTGGTCGAGGTCCTCGCCGACCTTCCGGTCGACGTCGGCGCCGGCTGTCGTGATGTCGTCGAGGCTGTCGGCGACGTCGTCGAGTGAGTCCTCGACGTCCTTCGTGCCGGCCAGGAACTTGGCGACGTCGGCGAGGAACGGGATCTTGATGGCCACGCGGTCACCTCCCGTCCGCTGCCTTGTAGTAGGTCCGCACGATCATCTGCACCCACAGTGACGCGGCGCGGCCGCCGAACTCGGCCACGGCGCCCCACACGGGGCCGGACTTGCGGGATCGGGGCAGCTGCCGGCGGGTGTGCCGGGTGACCTGGTGGACCTTGCCCTTCACGCTGCGCCGGGAGTAGGTGACGGCGCGGTCAGCAGCACCGAACTCGACGGGGCCGCCGTCGGTATCGGGCACCAGGCCTCCACGCAGCCGGCGTCTGCTGGTGGCGGCGACGAACACAGGTGGGTTGCCGGCGGCGACGCGGGCACCAGGCACGAGCACGCGCTGCTCGAGCCGGGTATGTGCTCGGGCTGCGATCCCCGAACGCCAGGGCCCGTTGAACGTCGAGCGGGTGGCGTCGTTGATCTCTTTGCGCAGCCCTCGGTCGGCCACCTTGAACGCGAGCACGGCGGCCTGCAGCGCCCGGTCGTCGCCGACCTTCACCACCACGGGACTCAAGCCTCACAGTGCGTCGGCGGCGTCGGCGACGACGGCGGGCGTGAACACGGGCTGACCGGAGATGCCGAGCGTGACGGTGGCCACGGCGTAGGCGTTCACGGTCCCACCCACTGCGCCGGGGGTGATGATGAGCTTCACGGCCCACTCGCCGGCGCCGTCGTTGGTGGTGAACGTGGCGTCGACGGTCTCGCCCTGGTGGTCGTAGAGGTACTGGCTGAAGCTGTTCGGCGTCGTCCAGTCCTGCGCGTAGGCGATCGTCGCCGCCCACGACGGCGAGCCCACGTCGGTGAAGCTCGCGGATGGGGTGAGGCCCTGCCACTGCAGCTGCTGGGTGGTCGGGACGAACTCCACCTGGCTGGTGTGGGACTCGTAGTTGTCGAGGGCGACGGCGAACAGCGCGTCCTTCAGCACGAAGGGTGCGACGGCGATGGCGGGCATGACTACTCCTCGATGGCTGTGGTGACTTCGACGGTCAGGGTGAACGCGTTGTAGGCGTCGCCGGCGACGGTGGCCCGCTCGCCGTTGACCAGGAGTAGCGGCTGGGAGGCGACGAGCGCGTGCACCACCTCGCGGACGACGCGCTCGAGGTCTTCCTCGGCGGCCTCGGTCTGCAGCGGCGAGAGCACCACCACCTGCAGCGTCCAGGACAGGTTGAACATCGTTGGGCCCGGAATGAACGACGCGGTCGACACCAGCAGCGTCGGGGCGGCGATGTTCGCGGGCAGCCTGCCCTGCACGATCGGGTAGTCGAGCGTCGTGAGGGCGTCGACGACGATCGAGCGGGGTCCGGTCACCGGTGCCTCACCCGGTCCGGGGAACGGCGTGGGGCGGGCGCAGCAGCGCCTTCACGGTGGAGCCGAGCGGCCGCGCCCGCAGCGCCACGGTTTCCGTGAAGCCGATGACGTCGCCGTCGCGGCGGGTCGCGGCCCACAGCTCCGAGGCCTGCATGATCTGCGCGGTGCGCCAGCCCTCAGGCACGGTGGCGTCCACGGCCAGTTTGGGCGCGTAGGCGAGGCAGCCCTCGTACGCCGCGGTGAGTACCTGGGCGTAGGTGGCCTCGCCGAGCTGTGAACCATCCGGCCACAGCTCGGCGAGCTGCTCGACGTCGACCTCGGTGTCGATCCATCCGATCAGCACCTGCGCTCAGGCCTTGCGGCCGCGGCCCTTGCTGGTGGTGGCGTCGGCGTCGTCGGCGACGACAGGCGGCGTCGCGGACACGTAGGCCAGGCCGTTCTCGTCGTTGAAGCCGGCGGCGATGTAGCCGAACAGGCCGGTGTCGATGCCGCCGTTGGCGATGTTCAGGGCCTCCACCCGGATCGGGACACCGGGCAGCTCGTAGACCGTGGCGGCCGGCTTGGCGCCGACGACGACGGTGTCGGCGGGCCAGCCCGTAGCGCCGGGCACGATCGAGAAGGACGTGACGGTGCCGGCCTCCAGGCCCAGCGCGAGGTTGAGGTATGCGAGGACGTCCTCGGTCCGGGTGAGGAGCAGGTCCCGGTAGAGGTCCTTGGACACGATCGCGAACGTGGGCAGCGCGGTGTCGATGATGGCCAGGGCGCCGTCGACGATGTACGAGGCGGCCTTGCTGACCCCGGCCGGGACGGCGCCCGGTGCGACGTAGGGGGCGTTCTCCAGGAGCAGGGTCGAGGCGACGCCGTCGGTCTGGCGGGCGTAGGACTCGGTCATCGCCGCCCAGTAGCTGCTCCAGAACTCCTCCACGTTGAAGTCGCGGAAGATCCGGTCGATGTCGTGGGCGCCGGCGATCCGCGTCGGGGTGAGGACGTAGGGCTCGGTGGTCGGGGCGTTGGACGGGACCGCGGCCTTGTTGCCGGCGTACGGGCCGACCTCGGGCTTGATGACCCACTTCCAGCCCTTGATCTCCATCGCCGTGAGGTCCTTGTGGTCCAGCAGCGGAACGTAGCGCTGCTGGTAGATCCGCCCGTCCCAGACCTCGCCGAGCCACTGCGGGACCTGCATGACGTCGTTGACCGACGCGGCCCCGGGGGTGATGTCGGACAGCGCGGCGAACAGCTGGGTGGCACGCGGCGAGAGCTGCTCGAGCGTCGCGAACAGCCGGCCCTCGGGCTGCTGGCGGCCGGCCGCGGCGAGGTGCCGAACGATCTCCCGGAAGCCTGGCTCGGCCTTCGGGGTGCGGGCGGTGGGGAGGCCGGCGGGTGCCCGGGTGGCAGCCACGGCCTGCGGTGTGGTGGTGGTGGTCGTGGACATGTCGGCCTCACTGTCGGTGTCGTCGTCGGTGTCGTCGGGGTCGTCGTCGGTGCTGTCGTCGTCGTCCGGGGCCTCGGTGACCTGCGGATCGTCGGCGATGTCGTCGGCCTGGTCGTCGTCGCCGCCGGTGTCGGAGGCGACGAGCTGGGCGCTGGGGAAGGCGGGGTCGACGACGGCGCCGGCGCCGCCGAGCAGGGAGTCGAGCAGCTGCCCGGCGCGGATGCGGACCTCGCCCAGTTCGACGCTGACGCCGGTGCGTAGCCCTGCTGCGGCCTCGGCGAGCAGGTCGTCACCGGCGCTGGTGGCGGCGATGTCGAACGTGGCGACCAGGCCGTCGTCGTCCTCGATGAGCGCGGCCGCGCGCCCGAGCGGGCGCTTGCGTTCGTGCTCGAGGTTCAGCACGACGGTGCCGGGGTCGGGGAGGCGGACGCTGCCGGCCGCGGCGGTGATGATGCCGAGGCTGGTCCGGCCGGGTTCGCCGTAGGGCAGCAGCCGGTAGGTGAGCTGGCGGTTGCCGGGGTCCGCGGCGAGCAGGGTGCCGGCGGCGCGCATCGTGGTCATGGGTCAGTCCTCCGTGGTGGGGCCGTAGGGCGCCAGCGGCGTGGTGAGCGAGGTCAGGTCGAACGCGCAGCGCTGCCCGCGGGGCACGACGTCGTCCATCGACAGCCGCCCGGCGATC